CCTGGTTTAACTAAGGAAGACCTAAAAATTACAACAAAAGATGGTATTTTAAAAATATCATTTGAAAAAGAAGAAAAAGACGAAAGAACCTATTTCGTAAATAATTTTGTAAAAGCATACAATATTCCAGATGATGTGAAAGAAAAGGATATTGTTGGTAAAGTTGAAAATGGTATTCTTGAATTAACCCTACCAATTGACAAAAAGAAATCATTAGAAAGGTTAATTTCGTTGAATTAACATTTATTGTTGTAAAATTAAAGCCCCATTAATTGGGGCTTTTTTATTATTTTAAAAAGTCTTATATTTTATAAAAAAGAGATTATGGGTATTATTTCAGAAAAAATTGATGGTAAGTTGATCCATGTTGATATTAAATCAACAAATATTAAATCAGCAACATATAACACAGAAACGTCACAATTGATTGTAGTGTTTAATAATGGAAGTATTTATGAATACGAAGGTGTTCCTTGGGAGCTATTCACTAAATTCAGAATGAGTGATTCTCAAGGTTCATTTTTAAACAGTAGTATTAAAACAAAATATAAGTTTAAAAAAGTCAGTTAATGAATAATCTAGTAGATGAACTTTTAGAATTATCAGATCCGGAAGTCGATAATAAAATTATCAAATCTTTTCAAATAAAAGATCATTTATGCCCTACAATATTTGATAAGGGCGATAATGGTTCTTATATGATGAAAAAAGAGATTGTTGATAGACTATTGGAGATTACTGATAATTTTATTGATTTTACTGGGGTCGATTTCTTTATTCATGACGTTATATTAACAGGTTCACTAGCTAACTATAACTGGTCTGAATATTCTGACGTTGATTTACACATATTGGTAGATATGGATGAACTAAATGATGGAGACACATCTGCAGCTTTGAATGATATTGTGAAAGAGTTTTTTGACGCTAAAAAGGGTATGTGGAATGAACAGAACGATATTAAAATTAAAGGATTTGATGTTGAGATATATGTTCAAGATGTGGATGAAGAACATTCATCAACTGGTGTATATTCAATACTTAATAATGAATGGGTAGTAGAGCCATCAGCAAAGAAAGAAACAATAGACACAAAACAAATTTTAAGTAAAGGTGAGTATTTTGCAAAGAAAATTGATACTTTATTAGCCTCTTTTAGTTCTGGAAATGATGTTACAAAACAAATATTAGATCTAAGAGATAAACTCAAAAAATTTAGAAAGACCGGTTTAACCACTGGTGGGGAATATTCATATGAAAACTTAACATTCAAATTGTTAAGAAGAAACGGGTACATAGAAAAATTAATGAACTTGAAAAAAGAGGTATCAAACAAAAAATTATCTCTATCATAATTGTAAACTGTATTTTTTTCCTTTTATTCAATATTTATTGATTAAGAATAAGCTTATTTTAATATTATTACAATGGGAGATTTAAAACCTATAGGTAGCGAAAAGCTACAAGGAGACGAAAAAATGAGGAGAATCCTTGAGTTAGCCTACTATAACGAAAGATCATCATCTTCGAAGCAAACTAAAAATGCAGAACTTGTAAAAGAAAGTTCTAACGGTGTTTATGGTATTGTTAGAGAAAAAGATGGTTATTATGTGAAAAAAGGACTAAATGAACAAGCCTTAGATTATATCGGTGGATTGTTTATGAAGAATAAAAATAGATTTACATCATATGCTGAAGCATTGAAAAGACTTGAGCTGTTAAGTTCTCAAGAATTGAATGAGGAAGTTACAAAATATGTTTTAAAGCCAAATAAGCCAAAAGAAGAGGCCCAAATGCCTCAAGATGCTGTAAACGATATGCCACCAGCATTACCTCCAGCTGGAGACACTGAACCAGCACCAGCACCAGAAATGTCTGCTGATGAGCCACAAATGCCAGAAGAGGAACCAGGAATGTCACCTGAAGAAGGTAAAAGATCCGATTATATGGCGGAAATTCAAAAATTTGCAGGAAAGCTTGGACAAGAACTAAGAGATCAGCAAGTTAAAATGGAAAGCGATGATATCAAATACGTTTTGAATATGATCATTTCTGCTGTCGATCTTGACAAATTAGAAGAAGACGATATTGAAGAAATTGGTAAAAAATTCGATAGAGATGAGACTGAAGAGCCTGTAGCTGGTGAAGAACCTGCTCCGAGTGACGAGCCATCTGCAGAAGATAAACCAACACCTGAAGATGATTTAGCAGAAAGAATTTCTAAATTAGAAGAATTGGTGAATTCAAATTTTGAATCTCCTGAAGAGGAAGAGCAAGAACAAGATTTGGGTGAATTTTATTTCTTTGATACTGATGAAGAATCAAATGATTCAAAAGAAGAAGAGATGATGCATGATGAATTAGATATCACTCCTGAATTAAATGATATAAACGAAAGTATCAATACAACATTAAGTAAATATTTTGAATAATGTATCTACTCTATATTAATGAACTGGGTCAAGACTATAAGGGCCAAAGACAATATGAATTTATCTTTGGTAATGATCCAGACACATTAGTAGAAGAGTGGTTCATAATCCCATCTGCAGGTAGAGCAATACCGCCAGAAATAGAAAGTATCGATTTAGTTGGGCTATTAAAAAATTGTGATTTAAAGCTTGAACTAGTACAAAATTCTGACTATTTTGGTGTAATCGACGCTGTTGATGGGATTGTTGCTTTAGGATGGGAAGCTTTTGATATGGAGGCTGAAGAGAGACCTATAAGGATCTCTTTTCATTTTGCTGAAGAATTAGAAAGCGTAACGGCTAAATTAGCAACTAAAGGGCTTAGATTAATTAACGAAGAAATAAATTTTAAATTAAAATGAAAAGAGCACAATTAATAGAAAAACTAATGTCTGAAGGATTTTCAGAAAAAACCTTAGTTAATTTTAATGATAAGCAATTAGAAAAGTTCGCAAATAAGGTTTTGAAAGAAGCTCAAACAGTAACAACAACAAAAACTGTATATAATAGCAAAGATCCTAAAGATGTAGCAGCTTTAAATACCGCATTAAAAGATCCAAATGTAAATAAGAACAATATTGAAGTTAAAGAAGATGAGGTTATTTCAGTTGGAAAATTAAGAAAATCTAAAAAGGTAAAACCAGTTTTCAAAAACTTACATGAGTTTGTTGAAAATACAATTAATACTAATTACCATAGTTTAGTAACTAAAGGTGATATGGTTTCTTTAGTGAAAGAAAAGATTAACGAATCTTCCGATTTATACGAGAAAGAAATGATTGATCACTTACCTGAATTTATAAATGAGTTTGATATGGCACAACCAGATGTTAAGCCGGATGTTAAACCAGCACCATCTAAGCCAGATACAGATAGACCAACAAGAGAAAAACCAAGACATCCAGGACAAAGACCACAAGATCCCAAAAAACAACCTTTACCTAACCCTGTACCAAAAGCTAAGGCTAAGGAGATTAGTGGTGAAGAAGCGAAGTCTAGGGTAATTAACATGATTAACAAAATTTTTAGTAATAACTAATGAAAAGTAAAAAAATTAAAGAAGCTATAGATTATGGTAACTATCCAGAAAGGATGGGGTCTAACCTGGAAAGAACAGCCGGTAGTCCAAATAGTTTATACGGTTCAAACCCAGCTATGGGTAGAGGTCCTCAGGATGTTGAACGTCTAATTGGTGCAAGGTTTAAAAAAATTGTTGACCATTTAAGAAGAGTGACGAATATTCAAGACTTAAGTTCTCAACAAGTACAGGGTATGTTGTTTAACGAAATGATGTCTGGATTCTCTCAAATTGTTAGAATTGAAAATAATCATATTCCAGCATTAAAAGAGTTGGCTCTACAAGCATGTATTGATGAAACTGAAATAAATCCTGGTTGGTATCAATTTGAACTTAGTTTAAATGAAACTGGAAGTATAGATACATCTAAATTTAGATATTCACCTGAAGAGGAAACTGATGATGAAGAGAATGATGATGAAGAATCCGGAATTCAAATACCATCATTTGATGTTGAAGATTTAACTCAAGAAGAAAAATTAGAATTAGAAAAACATAAAAGAAATATAATTAATGCGATTGTGCAGGGTGCAGCTAAAAAAGCACATCATATTTACGAAAAGCCGGAAGTAAAATCAAAATTAGACGAAATTGATCCTAGACTTTATCCATTATATAGAAGAGTTATGTCAATCACGGATTTCATGTATTTTACAATGGATGAAATGATAGATAGAATGAGCCAAACTGGTTCAGGAGTAATCGGTCAAAATTTTCTGGATGAACCAGATTCTGAAGGAGGTGGTGATGAGGGTGAATATGGCGGAGATGATTCAGTAGATACAAAAATAGTTGCTAAAGGAACAATGTTTCCTGTTTTATGTCATGAATTGATTAAGGGTATAAAAGAGGCTACAGCTAGACATGGTTTACCTAAAGAGCCTGGAATGGCACAAAAGGTAATGGGACAGACAGATGTATTAAGTAACGAACCAATTCAATTGAGAATGGGTCCTGAGTTATATGAAAAGTTACGTATGTTGTTACCAGATGATATGTTTTTAGATGAAAACAAAGGTTTAATTAGTTGGTTCGAAAAAATTCTTTATGATATTCCAGCAAAAGAGTTTTTAAAAATTATTTCTAATGTGGTAAGTCAAGACGAATCAAAAAATAGGTTAGCTACTCAAGTGTTTAATGAAATTATGCGAGAAGCAATTTTATTAAAAAAGGAATATGATGAATATGATGATGGTTCTAATGACGATGACGATGGTCCAGATGATTTAGACGACCTTTTGCGAGGTACAAACGTGGGATTGTCTAAATAAATTAAAGTGGTCAATTTTGACCACTTTTTATATTTATATATATGAACAACAAAATAGAACAACTAAAAGAGTATGCACGCGTCATTAAAGACACACCATATGCTTTGAGAACATATCTACAAACATATGATAATACTCAAAAGAAATATGTTCCGCTAGAATTGTTTCCAGATCAGATTCAATTATTAAAAGATTACGAAACATATAACGAAAATATTACTAGAAAATATAGACAAGCTGGTGTTACGACTGTGACAGCTGCATGGTTGTCAAAAAAACTACAATTAGCAAAACCAGAAAATCCAGAAAGAGTTTTGATTATTGCTAACAAAAGAGATACTGCAATTGAAATGGCTAATAAAGTTCGCCATTTCTTAGAACAATGGCCAGAATGGTTAAACGTTGGATTCTCACCTGATAAAAACTCGGAAAGTAGATTTAGATTAAATAACGGATCTGAAGTAAAAGCCGTTGCGACATCTGCAGATGCTCTTCGTGGTTTTACACCTACAGTACTTGTATTTGATGAGGCCGCGTATATTGAAGCTGGTGAAGACTTCTGGGCTGCTTCTATGGCATCTTTGTCTACTGGTGGTAAGATTATATTAATTTCAACACCAAATGGTTACGATCCAATTTATTATGGTGTATATGAGCAAGCTGTTAGAGGTATTAATGACTTTCATATTACTGATTTAAGATGGTTTAAAGACCCACGTTATACTAAAGATCTAAAATGGTTAAAAGTTCCAGATATTGTTCATTATATGTTGAATAGAGAACAATATAATGATGATGAAATAACATTAGACGATCCGGAATATAGTTTAACAAAATATACTCAATACATGGATGATGGGTATCAACCATATTCAAGTTGGTTTGAGTCCATGTCAAAAAAATTCAAGTATGATAAAAGAAAAATCGCTCAAGAGCTTGAATGTGACTTCTTAGGATCTGGTGATAGTGTTATACCATCAGAAACTATGGAAAAAATTGCTAAGACAATGGTTAAAGCTCCAAACGAGAAATATATGCAAGGTACTTTATGGCAATGGAAAGAGCCATTAGAAGGACATAGATATATTATGGGGGTCGACGTTAGTAGAGGTGATAGTGATGACTTTTCTGCAATTAATATTATCGATTTTGATGATAGAGAACAGGTGTTAGAATATATTGGTAAAATACCACCAGATGATTTAGCATCAATTGCATATAAATGGTGGGTATTATATAACGCGTTT